ATTATAAAGTGGAATTAAAGAGAGATCTCATAAAATATATACAGGACAAGGCAAAGTCCGGGTACCAGAAAACAGATAATTGTTATATCTGTGGAAGTAACGACAGTTTAGACTTTCATCATTTCTATTCATTAACAGAGTTGTTAGAAGAATGGATGAGAAAGAATAATTTAAAGATAACAACAGAAGAACAAATTCTCGCAGTACGAGAAGAATTTATAAAAGAGAACTTTGATAAAGTATATAATAAAGCTGTTACTATATGCCACAAACATCACTTGAAGTTACACTCAATTTATGGGAAAAAACCGAAACTTATAACAGCACAGAAACAAGAGAAATGGGTAAAAATTCAAAGAGATAAATATGGCATGGTATAATTTTATAGCAAACAGAAATAAGAGCATGGGAGACCAAGAAAAGTCTAACCCTGCCCAATATATTATTTCTAGAGATGAAGGCCTTATGGTTGAATCTCGTGAGGTTGTTACTAATTATAGGGACGCATATGAAAAACTAGAAGTAGTCAATCGTAGCGTAAACATGATAGTCGACGATGTTGCCGAAATTCCTTTTGAATTAGGTGATAAGATAGTTGGAATCACTCCTATTATTAAAAACATTAGAAAGTCCAGAGTTAATTTACTATTAAACTTTGAACCAAATCCTTACCAAGATATAAGTAGTTTCAAAAGAAATCTTATTATAGACTTATTACTAGACGGTAATATATTTATATACTACGATGGATTACACTTATATCATTTACCTGCCGATAAAATGAAGATACATACAGATGAAAGAGAGTATGTAGATAAATATGAATTTGACAGCAGCATTGATTTTCAACCAAATGAAGTTATACATATAAAAGAAAATAGCTTTCACTCCATTTATAGAGGAGTGCCTAGACTTAAGCCTGCATTTAGAACAATGAACTTACTTGCAAACTTAAGACATTTTCAAGATAACTTCTTTAAAAATGGTGCAGTACCAGGACTAGTACTTAAAAGTCCTAATACTCTTTCTGAAAAGATTAAAGAGAGAATGTTACAATCATGGACTGCAAGATATAATCCAGTATCAGGAGGCAGAAGACCTCTTATATTAGATGGTGGATTAGAAGTTAGCAATTTAACTAATGTTAACTTTAAGGAATTAGATTTTCAAGACTCTATAAAGTCTTGTGAAAGAATAATTTTAGAAGCAATGGGAGTACCACCAATTCTAATGGACGGTGGTAATAATGCAAACATTAGACCTAACCATAGATTGTACTATTTAGAAACAGTACTACCTATTACTAGAAAGATTAAGTATGCATTAGAAAGATACTTTGGTTTTGAAGCAAATGAGAATGTATCGGGAATACCTGCATTACAGCCTGAGCTTAGAGATCAAGCCTCTTACTACGCTACCCTTGTAAACACAGGAATAATGTCTCCTAATGAAGCGAGAGAATTATTAAGATTAGAAAAAATAACTGGATTTGATGAGCCTAGAGTACCTGCAAATATAGCCGGGTCAGCTGCGAATCCAAGCGAAGGTGGAAGACCACCTCAAGAGGAACAGGAAGATGAATAGAGTAGCAATTATAAAAAATGTAGCAGAATACATGGCATCAAAAGGAAAATTTCTTTCTATGAGTGAATATAGTAGACAGAAAGATGTCCCATGTAACGCCATGAATTTAAGAAAAGCATTTGGAAGTTGGTCAAGAATACAATTACTCGTAAGATGTAATCATCCAACTTTATGGAACAGTATGCTAAAAGGCATACCTACTACTACGGTAGAACCAGTTGTCGAAAAGAAAACAACTAAGCCAGCTAAAAAGAAAACAGCTGTTAAAAAGGATGCAAAATAATGAAAAAAATATTCCATATTTCTAGTACATTTGAGAAATCCAATATTGATGAAGATGGGTCTATCATAATAAAAGGATTAGCAAGTACTAATGCTTTAGATAGAACTGGTGATGTAATCGATCACAACGCATGGAAAGAAGGAGGCCTAGATAATTATTCAGGCAATCCTATTATTCTTTTCAATCATGACTATAATAGACCAATAGGCAGAGCAAAGTATTGCGATGTCACTCAAAATGGTTTAGAGTTAGAAGCAAAGATTTCAAAGTCTGCTGGTGATATAGTAGACTTGATTAAAGATGGTGTTCTTGGGGCCTTTTCCGTCGGTTTCAAGGTCAAGGACGCTGATTATAACAAAGAAACGGACGGATTTTTAATAAAGAGTGCAGAACTCCTCGAGGTATCGGTGGTAAGCATACCAGCTAACCAAACCGCTACTTTTTCAATATCAAAATCTTTTGATAATGATAGCGAATATGAGAAGTTTAAATCACAATTTAACAAGGCTCACTCTGTAGAGTCAGTTATAACTGACAAAACTGAGCAGCCAAGTGCCGCAAATGCGGATATTATGGAGAAAGATATGTCGAATGACAATATAAGTCCAGAGTTTGATCTGAAG